AGAGGCAACCATCAGGGCAACGCCAAACCAGCCACTGAGCAAGCGGCCCAAAGCCCCGGCCCTACCTTCGAAAAGAGTAAGGGCATAGCCAACTTGGCCGATTTGCTGGTTAAATGCCTGAATTGGGCTGGTGCCACTAGTCACAGATGTAAAGAAGTCATTCATCTGCATCGTAAGCTGCTGCGCACCCTGCCGCTGCTGACGCATGGCCTTGGACTGAGCATCTAGGGCATTATTATAACGGACGCCGTTACGGACTACGGCATCCGTTGAGCTTGAAAGCGCCTTATTTGCCTCGCGCAGCTTGTCCGTCTCTGCGCGAAGCGCGCCAACCTCGCGAATGAGCTTCGCCATCTGCTCTTGCCCAGTGACCTGGGCGGCAATGAGGAAGTCAAGAGTGTTTTGCTGGGCCACGCTTCCGTCTCTCTTCCTCTACCTTGAAGTAGGCGACCCACTCGTTGTACTCTGAAATTGAGATTTCTTCAATCTCCGCGATGGTTTTGCCGAGGCGATCCGCCAAGGTAACGAGATTGTACCTCAGCGGATCGTCTTTTAGTTTTTTTCGTGGTCCTCGACGCTCGTTCCAGACATCATCTCAGCGGCCACGCCTGAAATTACGGCCACCTCTTCCCGCATCAGGACCGGCTTGTCTTCCAGCGTAAACAGCTTGTCGCCTTGGCCGTTTTCAGCCTTGAGGATGATAAGATCCACCATCGCCTCAAACGAGGCCGACTGAAGGAAGCTGGGATGCTTGCGCTGGATCCGGTTGAGTTCACCAGCAAGCAGGGGGCCGAAGAAGACCTTTTCAGGACTACCAGGCTCACCCCACTGCGGAACTTCGATATGACGCTTCTGGCTCGTCCGAGCCGTGATACGCTGTGCAATACTCATACTAACTCCTTAGTTGTTAGACGGTGGTGGTGGTAAGCGCCCCGGTCCCCTGCAAGGTAATGGTGGATTCGACCATCCCATCAAAGGACGCCGAGATGGTTTTGCCGGTGACGATTGCGCTGCCGCTCAGATAGGCATCGCCGCCGATTGTGCCTTCGGGCATGAAGCGAACAGTGACTTCGCTGCCAACAGTCAGCGCGCCTTGGCCGGTCGAGTCGGTCTCGTCCCAGAACACATCGACCGTGCCGGTCCAAGCCTTCAGGGTCGTCTTGTGAGTGCGATAGCTGTCACCCATCGAAGTGTCTTCAACGGTGTCAGCAGTTTCCTCAACCGAATACGAGCGGATCTCAAGGATGTCGTTGCTCGCTCCGACCCGGACAGTGCCCTCGCTACCAGTATGCGTTGCCATGATCTACCTCTTAGGCCAGAGTCGAAAGCGTCAGAGCGCCAGTGCCCTGAAGCGTGATGGTCGATTCAACCATGCCGTCAAACGAGGCCGAAACGGTCTTGCCGGTCACGATAGCATCGCCGGTCAGGTACTTTTCCGACTGACCAGCGGACGTTCCTTCGGGGAAGAACGAGACAGTAACCTGGCTACCGACCGTCAGGGCGACCTGACCATTGGTGTCGGTCTCATCCCAGAAAACGTCCACGGTGCCCGTCCACGCCTTTAGCGTGGTCTTATGGGTCCGGTAGCTATCGCCCATCGAGGTATCCTCGACCGTATCAGCGGTTTCTTCGACCGAATACGAACGGATCTCGGCGATAGCGTTGGCACCCACCCTGACGGTGCCCTCACTGCCAGTATGAGTAGCCATTATGCAGTCTCCTTAGCGGCCTTGGCCTTCGGTTTTTCCTTGGCCGGTTCTTCGGTAGCCCAACCAATGCTGCGATAATACTCGACAGCATCGGCACAAGCAAGAATCTTGTCGCCATTGGCGTTATAGACAGGCACCATCTTCATTGCGCAGTCTCCACATCGCCAATGCTTGTAACATATTCGACGGCATAAACCAAGCGCGCTGACGCCACTGCCCGCTCACCCTCAACATTAATGTCGATTTCCGTCCCGGTCAAAACGCATGACTTGGCCAAGCCGTTGACGGTAAAGTCAGCGGCCAGGGCGTTTTCAGCCAAGACGCACAACTCATCCAGCGTATCGGAGATGGTGGCACTAGCGCCCTTTACGTAAATCTCTACAACCAACTCCAGCGATCCGCGCGCCGTCATCATGCCAATCGTAATGACAGAGGACTGCTGAGTGTTGGTATAGACCACCGCCGCAGGCAGCTTGCCATCGTCAATGGCGTGATTGCGCATCTTGTAGACTTTGCCCGTCAGCGTCCCAATGGCGTTGACCTGGGTGGCCACATAGTCGCGGATTTGCTGGTGAATGTGCGCCATTAGATCGAAACCTCGCAATCGCCAATTGCGGTGACATATCTTACGTTAAAGCGCAACTGGGCGCTGGCGACGGTGCGCTCGCCCTGCGAATTGGTGTCCGTCTGCATGGAGGCAAGCTCACACGACTTGACCAAGCCGCCAAAGTCGTAATCGTTTTCCAGCGCCCAAACAATGTCAGCGGCAAACTGCTCGACGTTCTCAAAGATGCTACCGCTTGCACCCTTGTTGAGAATATCGATACCCAGTTCCAGATTGTGCGCCAAGGTGCGATTGCCGATAGTCGCCAGGTTTGTAATGTCGGATTCGGTGTAGACCAGAATGGCTGGCAGCTTGGAATCATCCAGCGCATAATGCCGCGACTTGTAGATAGAGCCGGTCGGCAGCAGGGTGTTATTAACCTCCAGCTTTGACCCACTGCGATCCAGCAGGACAATGCCAAAACGGTCGTAGACGTAGCCCGTTAGCAGGACCGCGACATAATCCCTGATCTGCTTACGGACATGGGCCATTAAGCCCTCTCAAGCATTAGGGTGCTAATCCCGGTTCCATCGGTAATCACCACCCGGACATAATACGCCACGGACCGGATTGTGATGCTGTCGCCATCAGCCGCATTGGGCACATCGACCGTGCGGCAGACAAACTGCGGCGCCGGGATCGTGACATCCATCATCTCGGTGATATTGCGGCTCGCCTGCGGCGCATCGAAAATGCCCTGAACCGTTACCGGGCTCCCAGCAATCGGCGTATAGGTCGCATTCTCGGCGAAGTCGTCGAGGGACAGAAAGTCAAGCAGGTCTGCGCTAGACTCGATCACTTGAACGCCTTAGCCGGACGACCGCGCCGGGGAGCAACGGGATCGCGATGCTCTATGGCAGGCGCCTCTGCCACCCGGATTTCTTCAGGCGCATCTTCCACTGGCACGAACTTGGCCGAGAGGGCTTTGGCTTCGCGCTCAGAAAGCTCAACAATGTCGCCGACGTTGGCAACGCCTTGGCTGGTTACCACACCGCGAATGCACTTATACTTTGCCATAACCTTCTCCGAATTTTTGCCCATCATCGAGGCGGTAGACAATACCATTATATCCTCCTCAAAGGATTGGGGTGGCCGCGACTTCCAAACGGCCACCCCTCACCTTAACGCTTATGCGCCGTCGTTGTTGTAAGCGAACGACACAGCGTGACGAACCGCAACGTCAACCGTCTGGAGGGCGACGATACGAACCGTGCCGCTCGTCGAAGCGGTGTACGGATCGACCGTCAGGTCCAGACCGGCCCACATGCCGATCAGCAGGTCCGAGAAGTTACCGAAGTAGACATTCCCGGCGGTGCACTGCTGCGAGCGGATCACGTTGTAGCCGTTGGCCTGACCGTTCTCAATCACGAACATGCCCGAACCAGCGTCCTTGGCCTTGGTCTTCAGGCCGCCGTAGGTGGCAGCGTCAGTGATGTAGGCAAGGTTGCCCATCAGAGCGTTGTCTTCGGCAACGGCGGTTTCGAGAGCCACCATTTCAGCGAAGGTCGGAACCGCAGCAGCGAAGTTGGTCGGCTTGTTGACGCCAACAGTGCTGAGGATGCCGGTCGGCTGACCCGACAGGCCGGTTCCTTCCAGAGCGCCCTTGTCGATAGCCAGAGCCAGAGCTTGGGTCAGGTCATCGCGAACCAGAGCTTCAACCGACGGAGTCGACTGAAGGATCAACTGGCGGGTCATGTCGGTGAACGCACCAACAGTCTTCGGCGTCAGGCTGACAGTACCGAAGGTCGGTTCCGATTCGCTCGAAGCGCCGCCTTCAGTGCTGATCCAGCCGCCAGCCGAAGCAGCGGTCTTCTTCGGGATCGCCACGTTGCCAACCAGACCCGGCATCATGCGGGCGCCGGCCTGCATGACCGAAGCCGAGTTGCGCAGAACGTCGATGAAGTCGCCGGCCATCAGGTTGGTGGCAACGATTTCGTTGTCGTCCGAGGTGTTCAGGTCGCGCTGCTTCCAGACGCCGAGAACGTCAACGGGGACCATGATGCCCTGAGCCGAGCGGCCATAGCGCTGAGCAGCAGCTTCACCAGCTTCAAATTCGAAGGCGGCAGCTTCGCGCAGGCGACGGTCGCCGGGGTTGGCGAGGGCGGCAATGGCGCGAACCAGCGAGAAGCTACGGGCTTCCTTCTTGCTCAGGCCAATGTCCTGATTGTCGAGCGGCTTGTCGTTGCCGATCACTTCCAGCAGTTCGCCACGGAACTGCTCGATGCTCTTGCCCGACTTGATTGCAGCGTCAGCGAGGTCGCGCTTGTTGTGGCGCGCACCCAGTTCGATGATGGCGGCGGCATTGCGGGCAGCAGCTTCAGCAGCTTCGGCCCGAACCGCATCCAGATTCACTTCGTCAGCCATTTTGGCCTCCTTTTTGATGGATGGTTCAACGGTAGGTTTGGGTTCGAGAGCAGCCGCGCTACGACCGACGCCGACTGACGGGTCAGCAGGGATCGAAACGACAGATACCTCAAGGGGCGACCACGAACGGACAAAGTATTCATCCTTGCCCGAAGCAGAGCGCTCCATTTTGTTGACGCGGTATCCAACGGAGACGTTTCCGCGAATACCATCGACAACATCCTGAAAAACCTCCTGCGCTAGTGCAGAGCGCCCGAACCGGACTTTGGCTCGCAGCACCCTGTCGGCAGAAAGTTCGACAGATTCAATCACGCCGATCTGGCGTTCCATATCGTGGTCAAGCAGCAGCGGTGCCCGGCCAGACGAGAGGAAAGCCATATCAATGGCGCCGTCCTCATGAACAAGAATTTCCCTGCCGAAAGAGCGCTCGACCGGAAGCTCCGAAGATACGGCAATGCTTACAGTGCGCTTCTTTTCGTCAACGCCGCGAATATCCATGTCGGTGGCGCGACGCTCAAGCTCGACTACGTTCTTGCGGTCGGTTTCTTCAGAAACCAGAACATATTCACGGCCATCTTCGCCCATGTCTTCCTCAACGTCGATGATAGGATCGCTGTCGATCTCGACCTCAACCTTGACCTTCATCCGCTCTTCAAGCTCTTCAGGCACGGCATTTCCTCACTAGTCCATCACCAACAACAATAGCACAGTTAAACCAGACATTCAATTATCGCCGCAAGCTCATCTTCGGTCGGGTCATTCCAGCTTGAAAATGCGCGAATTTCGAAAGTTTCTGAGCTAATTATTTGGGTCCTGACTTTTGCCAGACCAAATATAATTGTTTCCCCGACAGCCCAGACGCCAGACAGAGTGGCGCGCATTTCCAGCGCCTCGACAAATGCCGTGGCCGATTCCGGCTTGTCCTCCGGATGCTGAATGAATTTGGATGGCTTGAACGGACGATTTTTAGTAAACCCGCCGGGAGAGGTTTGCTCTGCGCCATTAGTGACAATAACCCCGTAGAAGGTATTGCCGCTAGAAATGATCGGCGCCGAAACAAACTGACTATAACTCAACTCAGCCGAATAGAATTGCTGAGCATTAGATACTGGCTCTGGAAGAGTTATAGATATCCCAGCCGTAGACACTGTGGCTGAGTAAAAAGTGTTTTGATTTTGGGTAAACTGGCCGGACAGGTTGATCGATGAATTGACCGAAGCCGAGTAAAACTGAGCCGAATTTACCGCTAGGTTTACAAGAATCGTGGCCTGAGAGCTAATGACCGGCGAGTAGAATGCATTTGATCCCGCATAATATGCAGGAAGAAGCGATTGGGTCGGACCTACTTGCGTTATCGTAGTCGCATAGAACGTGTTCGTATTATTAAACCGAGCCGTCTGCGTGATAGTCGCCGCGCCGCTGATGGCGGGGCTATAAAACGTGTTTGCATTGTCGAGGCGGCTGCTCTGGGTCAGGGCGACCGCGCCGCGACTGAGCGTCACGGCATAAAAGGTATTGGTATTATCGAGGCGGCTCGCCTGAGTTAGAGCGACCGTCCCGCGCGTCAGCGATGCCGCATAGAAAGTATTGGCATTATCAAAGCGGGTCGCTTGCGTGACCGTCGTGCCTTGCCCAATTGTCGCCGCATAAAATGTGTTGCCGTTATCAAAGCGGCTGCTCTGACTGAGCGTTACCGTGCCCGGAGTTATTGTTGGGCCGAAGAAGGTTTGGTTATTAGTGTAGAGCGCCGGGGTAAGGCCCTGAGTGGCTGGGCCTGTAAACCGCGAGGCAGCAAAAGCCTCATAGCCCCAAGGGCTAAAGCCAAACATTTACCATCCACCAGAGCGCAGCATCATCGCGCTCATGTTCATCGTAAACGCCGTGCCAGTCGTGCCGGACAAACCGCCCAGCACATGACCGCGCAGTGTTGTTACCCCCGGAACGTCTGTCGTGACGTGGCCGTACCAAATGGCCCCGGTATCGAGCCGGATCAGCAAGGCATAAACGCGACCGCCGCCGGAACGCATCGAAAGCTGAACGTGATACCAGCCGTTCTGAACGAGCGGTATGCCGGTGTC